CAGCAAAATCAAACAATTGCATTTTTAGCAAACAAAGGTTCTGTTGCTAGAGAAATTCTTGGAAGAGTTAAATTTGCTTTTTTGGAGTTGCCTTTATGGATTAAACCAGGAGTAGTAACTTGGAATAAAGGTGATATAGAGTTTGAAAATGATAGTAGAGTAATTACGTCTGGAACGAGAGATGATGCATTTTCAGGTTTCTCTATTTCGTGTCTAATTTTAGATGAAATTTCAAAGCTTCCAGAGAATATCATTAGACCATTATGGGCATCATTAATTCCTACAATTTCATCAGGTACTAAATCACAAATATTTGGATTTTCCACCGCCAAAGGTCCCAACTTTTTTAAGGAAATTTGGGATAGTGCCATGATTAATATAAGATCAAATATTTCAGATGAAGAAAAAGTAGAAGATTTTATACCATTGGAATCAACTTATAGAGATATTCCCGAACGAAATACTGAAAAATGGGTTAGAAAAGAAAAAAAGAAATTGAAAAATGAGAAGATCTTCATGCAAGAACATTGCGGTCTTTTCATCTCAGTTGATAATACATTAATTGATGCAATGAAATTAAATAATTTAATAGATAGAAAAATTATAAATTGTGAAGAATTTGAAAAACATTTGTCAAAATTTTCGGAATTAATGAGTTGTTATGAAAAACCAAAAAAAGGACATGTCTATACAATTGGTTTAGATCCATCTGAAATGAACTCAGATTCTAAAGAGGGTGAACATCATAATCTAGGTATCCAAGTTTTAGATATCACTGATATTAGAAAGAAAATAAAACAAGTATGTTGCTTCAATATTGTTAAGGAATTCGACTATCTTGAAACTCCTCTCATTTTAAATTGGCTTGGAAAATATTATAATAATGCGTGGATATTCGGTGAAAACAATATTGGTAAAGAAATCTTAAATGATCTGAAAAAAGATTATCAATATGAGCGAGTTTTTAAAGAAGATAAACATCGTTATGGTTATCGTTTAACTAAAAGTAATAAGCCAGTTTTAGCTAAATTATTCAAATATTTGATTGAACATGATATGCTTGAAATCAATGATAGTGACACAATTCAAGAAATGAAAGTATTTCAAGATAATTTAAAAGCTTTTGGAAATTATGGAGACGGATTAATTACATCAATGTTTGGAGCATTATTTTTTATGATATTGAAGAAAAATAAAATAGCATCAATGTTTGGTGATGAAAGTGATGGAGTTTGTATTAAAACTGGTATGGAATTATTAATTGTGAACTATGAGATATCTGATAAAGAAGAAGATAAAGCAATTTTAGACATCCTAGTTTCAGATATAGATATCACTGAAAATGAAATTATAGCACAAGAACTAGTTGAAAAATATTTTGGAAACACTGAAGAAGAAAGTTATCAAATAGTTTTTTAAATATAAATATAAAGAGTAGGACAGGGAAGTCGACATCCTTTCTAATTACCTTGTTTAATTAGATTACTGCTCATTTAAATTTTAACTTAACAAGGAAGTAACACAATGTGTCAAAAGAAAGATTTAAATAATCCATTCGATTTAGAAAACAATTCCAAAAAACATATTTGCCAAATATGTGGAAAATTAGTTAAAAATTTTAAAGATCATTTAAGAAATATTCACAAAATACAATCTCATGACTATTATTTAAAATTTTATAAAGAAGAAATAATAAATAAAACTAATAGTTTACAATGTCGAATATGTGGTAGAATTTTTGATACTAAATTTAAGTTATCTCAACATATTAGACGAAACCATCATATTAAAATTAAGGAATATTACGATAATTATTTGAAGAATGATGGTGATGGTGCATGTGTTGTTTGCGGTAATAAAACAAATTTCAATGGAAGTAATAGAGGTTATAATATATGCTGCTCTGTTAAGTGTGCTGCACAAAATGAAGAAAGATCAATAAAAATTGAAAGTTTTTGGCAACAAAAAAGTGGAGTAACAAATGCATTTGAAGATCCAAATATAAAAAATAAAATAAAACGATATTTTAAAGATGAATATAATGTTGATAATGTAAGTCAAATTGATTATGTGAAGGAAAAGATTAAGTATACATGGAAGAATAAGACACCTGAAGAACTTAAATTAATAGTTGAAAAGCGTGCAAAAACATTGAATAGGATATATGATTGCGATAATATTTCAAAATCCAACTATTTTAAAGAAAAAATAAAATATATTAATGATAATAAGACACCTGAAGAAAAATTAAGAACATCATCAAAAATAAAAGAAATGTGGAAAAATAAGACAGATGAAGAAAAATTAAGAACATCATCAAAAATAAAAGAAATGTGGAAAAATAAGACAGATGAAGAACTTAAATTAATAAATGATAAGAAAATTGTTAGTTATTTTAAGAGATATGGAGTATCTCACCCTACAAAATGTAATGAAGTAATATCAAAAATAAAAGAATCTTATAAAAATAAAAGTAAAAAAGAACGAGAACATATAAATTTAAAAAGATCAAAAACAAATTTAAAAAAATACAATGTTGAATATGTTATGCAGGTTCCAGAATTTTCTGAAAAATGTAATAAATATTCATGGAAAAATTACATGTTGCCTTCTGGAAAAATTATTAATATTCAAGGATATGAAAATAAAGCTTTGGACCTATTATTTGAATGTAACTATAAAGAAAATGAAATAATTACGAAAAGAAAATATGTTCCGGAAATTTGGTATATTCAAAATGGAAGAAAGCATAGATATTTTACGGATATTTATATTCCATCTGAAAATTTAATAATAGAGGTAAAGTCAATTTGGACAATGGATAAATATTTAGAAAAGAACTTATTAAAAGCGGAAGCATGTCAAGAAGCCGGATACAATTTTCAGTTTATGATTTTTTAATGATATAAATAAAGGTAAAGAGATATAAATGGCATATACAAAATTTAGGTATAATATTAAATCAAATAAACAATGGACATCACTTGAAAAAAGAGTAAAAGAATCATATAATAAATTTGGTATTGATTGCATATTCTGCCCTAAGGCATATTTATCAGAAAGTTTAAGTAGTGGTGATTATTTAGACAGCGTATATAATGAAGGTAAGGAAATGATACTCAGACCTGATACTGGAATGGTTTCCGAATTTGGATCAAATTCAATTTTTTCCAAATTTGGATATACTAATACAAACACATTAAATTTCTTTGCTACAATTTCACAATTTACTGATATAGAAGAAAATCCAAAAGAAGGTGATTTAATTTACATTGTTGATATGATGAACAAAAAGTTGATGGAAATAGTAAATGTCACTTATGAATCTGAAAATAATAAGTATCCTTTCGGTGAACCAATGGTTTTCATTTTAGAAACTAAAATCCATAATCCTGATCTCATTGCTGATTATAATACTGGTGATGTAAACATTGATTCACTTGATGACACAGCACAAGAATTTGAAGATCAAATGGAAGAAAAAATAGATGATAAAGTTGCTGATCATAATATTGTAGATACAACTGAAACAAATCCTCTAAATCAAAATTGAAAATGTTCTGTCGTGGGAATAAACCTTGTATCTTTTTATAGTGCAAGGTTTTTATTTTATAAATATAATAAAACAGGTATAGAATAAATGGCAATATTGACTTCAAAAGAATTTTTATCAAGACAATACTTTTTAAATAATTCAAATATTAAAAATCCTTTGATAAATAATATATTTCATCTTGACATTATAGGTGAAAATGAAAATTTAATTAGCAGTAAAGTATTAGAGAATTTGGAAACTAAACAATTTGAAGATGTTAATATTGACTTGATTAAAAAGAATGATCACATATTCAATATTTTACAACAAAATAGTTTTTCAGTTACTATGAGTACTGTAGAAAGTGAATTTACAACGCAGTATGTAAACAATATAAGAAATTATAATTTCTATAAAAGAGCAGATGATAAAATTACTGTTTCATTTGTAGAATCTGATTCATTGATTATTAGAACAATTTTTGAGCAGTGGATGAATTTAACATTGCCTTATGATAAAAATTCTCTATATACTGATGATGTAGGAATGGAATTTGTAATTTCTCCACTAAACACTAATTTACAAAAAAATAAAAAAGTTATATATGAAGGTGTTATTCCAACTTCGGTAAATGAAATAAGTTTGAATTTAGGTGAAGATGTTGTAATACAACTTTTACAAGTAATATTTGTATTTAAAAAAATAGGTGAACAAGATGATTATCGCAGGAATAGATCCTTCCATAAATGGAAGTGGAATTGTAAAATTTGAATTGGACGCTGAATTAAATATTGTGAATAAATATTATTTGACGTTTACAACAGTTAAAAAACATGCTCACAAAAATTCTGAAGGTGAAATTATTTTTTGGTCAAATACTAAAAATAATAGTTTTAGAAATGATTGCGATAAATATATTTATATGCGAGAAAATATAATGAAATTTATTGTTGATTGTGAATATGTTGCATTTGAGAATTATGCATTTGGTGCAAAGGGCCAAGTTTTTAAAATTGGTGAATTTGTTGGTATGATTGTTCAGCGTTGTTATGAAACAGGTAAAAAAATAAGAAAATATACTCCATCAGAAATTAAAATGTTTTTTACCGGAAATGGTGGTGCTAAAGGAAAAGAACTAATGGTTAAATATTTTCTAAAGCATGATAAAAAAGATCGTTTTGATCTTGATAAAAATAATCGCTTAGATAAATCACCTTTTGCGGATATAGTTGATGGTTTTGCAATTGCTGAATTGTTGCTTACTGAATTAAAGTTAAGAAATAATATAATTACATATGATGATTTGGATGTAGATGAATATAGAACATTTATAAAACAACAAAAAAAGAACAAGGCAATTGATATACTAGATAGAGATTTTACATATAAAGGTTCAATATAATGTCACAAATAAACATTAAAAAATATATTCAAAATTACGGTAGAAAAAAGAAAACTGTAAAATGGAATGATAAAATAATTGCAACTGAAAACATTACAATTCCTTCAAATATTTCATTACGAATTACTAATAAATGTGAACTTGAAATTGCTGACGGTGTTACAGTAACTTTTGAAGGATCTGTACATTCTGGAAATGATGAGTGGATTAAATGTAGTCCAGATAATCCTCCAATTTTTAAGAAAAGAAGTTCAATTAGAGTAGATGAATTTATTGGCGATGATACCATTAAAATTCAATGTGCAATCAATAGTGCAAGTTGGTCAAATCATTGTAATGTAAAATTAAGAGCAGGTGCAACATATAGCAGTACATCAAGCATATATTTGACTTATGATGAAACAAATAATGTTGGATTTTCTAACATATCAAATAAACAGGGTAGATTATTAATTGAAGGTGGTGGAAGATATAGTACATGGCCTGAATTAGTTGATGGAACTTTTGAAACAACTACACTTAATTTTACAAATTCAACTGGTGATTGTATTATTTCTGATTTAACATCTCAAACAATTGTAAATAGATATGCATCAAGGGCTTTTGAATTAAGAGGATTTGATTTAATTTGCAATACATCTGGGAGAGGAATATATTTTAATTCTGTTAATGAAAATGTCAAATTACAAAATTTGACAGTTTGGAACAAACATTTTTCAGGACATGGTATTTTCTTTGAAAAGGCATGGGCAACTGGAATGCAAAATGTTAGAATATACGGAAATAGGGATAGAGTAGCAGATGCATCATTAAATACTGGGATTGGTCTACATTTTATTCCTGGAGATGGTTCAGTTGGTGGTGGTAGTCAATTTTTTGAAAATGTTACAGTTGATGGATGGAAATATGGCATGGTTTTAGGGGGTAGTAGATATTCTGATATACTAGATCCATCAGGGGCTCAAAATATTGCAATTTCTTTAATAAATTGCACATCACAAAATACTAATTATGGTGTGACTGTTGGTTCTGGTTGGAAAACTGTTAGATTTGCGGAGTTATATACTGAAGCATGTATCGATGTCAATATTGATCTTGATAATGGATGTAGTAATATAAAATTAGACACTTGTTATATTAATATGATGTCAAATCCAATAATTGCAGGAATACAAATTGGACACGATGAAGATGGTAGTGGAACCCCTAGTTATAATGATGGTGCATATAATGTACATATAACAAATTGTAGAATATTTGACATATTAGATAGTCCAGGAATATTGAGAAATGCTGCCGAAGTTGCTAGAGCTGCATCATATGTTGAGACTAGTTGTACATTTGCAGCAGATGTGGCAGCTACTTCAGCCATTGCTAGAGATTTTAGATCAATCGCAGGTGCTAGCCCATACCAAGGCCCATCAATGATTAGTGGAGAAGAATATACTGGCAGTGGAACTTTTATTGATGGTTATAATTTAGGCATGGTATTCATGCCATTATATGTAAAAAAAGATCACATTAAATTTGGACGACCAATTGTTAGTAGTGAAGTAACATTGAGTGTTGTTGCAAATGTATTGGATCACGAATATAAAGCAAATTCCATAGTAGTTATAAGTGAAGGTGATATAGATACTATAAATACTTGGGAACGAGGAATGAATTTGTATTTATTGGCAGGTAATGCAAATGGGTTTACTTTAAAACGTTCAAATTTATCAGCATCAGAAAATATACGAACTGTGAATGATCTGGATTATTTTGTTCCATATACTCGAATGGTTCATTTAAGAGCAATATTGATAGGTGATAAAGAGAAGTGGGTTCAACAAGGTGTTGAAACTGTGCCATCAACATATCCAACTATTCAATATTTTACAGATCCAAGTGATGGAATATGCTTATGGAATGGTGAAACATCTGTATTGGGTATTGATGGAACCACTGATATTGAAGCTATAGAAACATTTATTGGTGATAAAGAAGTATTTCTTTGGGGCAGAGAATCGGGTGGAGTTACAATAAAGCATAATGCAACTACTCCAACTCACAAAATAGTTTTAAAATCTGGAAGAGATACTCTTTTACGATATCATAAAATGATGCATTTGGTTTCAGTTGATGATTCATCATATGAACACTGGGTTGAGGTTGACAATGAAATGTTTGATACATTATACGATTCAGTGGTGCCAATAAATGGCAGTTGGAATAAGGGTGATAAAGTATGGAATGATTCACCGGATGCTGGAGAATATATGGGATGGGTCTGTGTTGTTGCAGGTACTCCAGGTACTTGGAAAGGATTTGGCTTAATAGAATCTTAATAGGAAACTTATAATGTTATTATTAATTAAAAAAAATAAAAAACTAGCTGAAGAAAAAATAGATGATTTTAAATTGAAAATAATTGAAGATATTGACAAATTAAATAATCTCATTAAAAATACCGTTGAAAGTCAAAAAATAACAATTATAAAATTAGATAAAACTGATAAAGAATTGAAAAAAGAAATTCAACAAGTAAATAGAAAAAAAATCGATACTATAGATCACGATAATCAAATGCAAAATATGGCAACTCAATTTAATCAAACATTAGAATTAATGAAAAAAGTGATTGATGAACAAAAACAAGAATTGATTTCATACATTGATAAAAATGTTTATGATCTTAGAAAACAAATTGATAATAAATAATTTTTTTATAAATATATAAAAACGTTTCCAATAATGAGAATTTTAAATGACTACAAAAATGTCTAAAGAAGAAAAACTTCAAAATATATTAAAAGAACAACTGAAAAAAGCAGTCAAAGACAAAAAAACCTCTGATGAAGAAAATGCAGTTGAAATAACTCCTGAGATTGTAGAAGACATTATTAATGACAATGAATTAATTATAACTGAAAAACCTTTTAAATATAAAAGCCCTTATAGTATTAATATTACTGAACAAGAAAATGATTTTTATCAGTATGAACAAACTTTATCAGGTGCTCAAATTAGATTTAAATCAAAAAATGGTTCATGGGGAAAATGGATCATTCTTGCATCATCTGGTTACATGGGTGGAGGTGGTGGAAATTTTAGTTCATATAATAGTAATGTTGAAGTAAATGATAATTTTTATGAATTAAATTATATTGATTCTCACATATTTGCAACACAAAATTCTACAAATGCAAATATGGTTGATATTGATATTGATGAAAGTATTTGGGGAATTACAAATCATTTTACAGAAGTTAACGGAGAACTTCAATCAGACATTAAAGGTTATTTTCCTCAAATTAGAACTGATAGTGGTACAATTTCTTTAGATGAAGCAATATTAATTAAAAGTAATACTGATGGAATATACACTGTTGATATTGCTAGAGATAGAAATAATTTGGTATTGCACTCGCATTACACATATTCAAATGGGTCAGATACTCCACGTTCAACTATAATTAATGATGCAATTGAAAAAGATATACAATTAGTAGCAGACACTCAACAAAATTATTCGGGATGGCAACAAACAACATTTGATGTATCAACTCGTGACGGTCTCATTTGGTATGGAAACGTTGTCATACCAAAAGAAGCAGGAATTGGTAAATTTGGTATCAAGCGAACTGATGAATATGGAATACCATATGTTTCTGAATATGAACATGAATTTAGTGAAAGTGATGTAGATAATGAGACTCTAATACCTTTATCGAATGATATTAAATTATATAATAATGAAACTGTATGGATGTATCATAGTGAAATAATGTTAGCTGGAACGGGAATTGGCACTGAATTTATACCATTTATTAAAGCATATGAGGGTGAATTTAGAGAGAAGAACATTAGTCTTGATAATCCCATTGAATTTTCAGGTTCTTATACACATAATGAAGAAGCTATTTATTTAGTGGATACTACTTCTGAAATTGCGGAAATAACAATACCTTACGGAAATTCCAATTCATTCATGGTTAGAGATTCAAAGAAAGAATTTAAGGAATATAGTTGTTTCGTGTATGTTAAAGATGAATCCGGAACAACTATTCACAGTGCTGAATTGGATAAAAATGATAAATCTTATTATTTTTTCTATGATGGAACAAATTGGAATTATTCTGAAGAAGGTCACGGTGCTGTTGTGGCAGTTGCATCAAATCACGAATCAATAATAGATTTTCCTGAATATGGTATGCCAGCTCCTAGATTAGTTGCTCATTTATCAACTAATTACACAATTCTTGAATCCGAACAAGTAATTGCATTTGATACAACTGATGTTTCAACAGATATATCATGTTCAACAGGTGTTGTAACATTTAGTAGAAGTGGATATTATTGTGGTTCTGCAAAACTTTTTATAAATGTAACAGGAAATCAAATTATGAATGTGTGGATTGAATATAAAGTACTTGGAGGCGATTGGCAAATTTATTTAGGAAACACAATGTCACAAATTATTGCAACAGTTGATGGTCTCAGATTAATTGATTTAAATTCATCTGGAGTTTTTAATGCAGGTGACCAAATAAGATTAAAAATTAAAAAAATAACTTCTGGAAATAGTGCAATTTTAGAATCTAGAACTGCTTCAGTTGATTTGGGTACTGTAACACAACATTCTGCAATGATTTCAATGATTAGAAATTGTTCACAAACATCATAATAAGAGGAATTAAAAATGGAAGAAATTAAGATAACATTAAATGAAATTGTGCAAACAAAACCATGTTTTGAAAGTTTAATGAATAAGGAATTAAATGTCATGTTATCATTCAAGATAATGAAGATGTTTGACGAAATTATTAAAAATATAAATATTATAAACAAGTCAAGAGAAAATTTAATTAAAAAATATAATATAGTTGATGAAAAATCTGAAAACTATAAAGAATTTTATAATCAATGTGATAAATTGTTTAAAACAGAAACAACTATGATTATTGAAAAAATATCAATTGAAGAATTGTCAACTGATATAAAAATAAAACCTGTTGATTTGTATCAGTTGAAAAAATTTTTAATCTAGGATCATAAATGTGACAAATGCATCAGAAAAACCAAGTAGTGAATGTTTGAAACATTTCGGTGAAGTGTTATCAACTATGAATAATAGAGTTGAAGAAAAATTATCTATTAAAACTTATTTAACAGCATTGTTTTTTATTATTACAACTATATTATCAATAAATGGTTTTTTAATTATAAACTACATTGATACAAATAAAGTTGTTATGGAACAGCTAACAAATATGCAACGAAAAGTTGATGCAATTATTTTATCTTCTCCTAATATACAAAAATCTTTAGAAAAATTAAAAATAGCAAAACAAAGTAAAATTCCTGATAAAATTCCAAGAGAAGTACCAAAAAAAATATTTGATGAATTTTATTGTATTTTACCAAAAAAAGAACTTAAAATTAATAATAGGTAGTTTTTCATATGTCACAACAAGATTTAATTTTAGGAACAACGCCCGATGATGATACTGGTGAGTCCGCATGGGATGTCTTTCATAAAATACAGGTAAATTTTGATGATCTTTATGCAAACAAATCAAATGTTGGTCACACACACTCATCTACAGATGTATCTGATTTTCAAACAAGTGTAACTAATAATGCAACTGTTCAACAAAACATTGCAGATATTGCAGATCATGAAACAAGAATAAATACTCTTGAACAAAACATTAATGAATATTACATTACAGATTCATCTGTAACTATGACTACTTCAGATGACTTTCAAACAAAGGCAACTTTAAATTTGAATCTTGCATCAACTGGAACTTTTTTAATTGAAATTACATATGGTTGGAATCATGATTCTGTTACATCTGATTTTGAATCCAGATTATTTTATGATGATGCAACAATGATTGGACAATTACACACTGAACAAGCAGCAAGTGATTCTGGTTCATGGATGGGTACTGGAACTTCACAAAAATTATATAATTCAAGAAAATTTGTTCAAACAATAACATCAGGACTACATAGTTTGAAATTGCAATATAGAACCACATTGTCTGGTGAAACGTCAGCAATATGGGATGTTGTATTGACTGTTAAACAAATGTAATCATCTTAATAAATATAATGGATTTAAAATAAATGTCATATGTAACAACTGCTTCAAATATTTCAACAAAAATGTTGCACCAAAATTTACGTCAATTGGGATTAATCGTTGATGGTCTTTTATATTTACCTGCAACCAATGCATTAACTGTTTATGGAACATTTAGTTCAGGCGAAGAAGCAATTATTGATGATCAGATAGCAAACAATATTGATAATAATATTTTATATGTTTCAAAAAAAGAAGAAATGTTGCAAATATTTGAACAATCTAAAAGTTATGGTTTTGTTCCATATATAAAAAGAAATGTTGGTTATTTTGATAGCGAAGCTCATTTATATATTTTAAAAACATTATTTACCACTGTAGATAAAATTAAAATTAAATTTTATGGTAGATTAGATAATCTTACATCCGAAGACACTATTTGGTCTAGCAATGATCCAATAAAATTTAAATTTTATAATGAATCTGGCTCACTAAAAGTAGAGGGACTTGGATATACTGATGAAATTGTTTCACATACTGTTTTTGTTGAAGATGAAGTTTTTCTTCTGGAATTTGAATATGATAAAAATGAAGCAAATAGTGATTATGTAAAATTGTGGAAAGATGGTAGTCAATTATCAGTTAATCAACCAAGTACACAACCATCAATTTCAATAGATGAATTATATATTGCTTCAGATTTAACTGTATCTGGAACTAAATGGACTGGTTTGTTATGGGATTTTGAATTATATGGTGACGATGTTTTAATTGCAGATATAGCAATTAGTGAAGGGTATTTAGTACCTGAAGATAAAATTTCATTAGACGAATTCACTGTTACTGATTCAAATAATTTGTTGTGGAGTGAAAAAAATACATTTGATTCTAGCTTAGATGTTTTTACAAGATTTCCATTTAGAAAAATAAATCAAATTGAATACACTTCAATTGCAAGATTTGAGCAAGTTCCAGCCACTATTGACGGTGTTAATGGAAGATGTGATTTCGTTAATGTTATTGAAGCAGAATTATTTGCTGATCAAGCAACTCACGTACATTCTGAATTAAGTGCTGCATATGGTGAAAAATTAGATGCAATTGAAATTGCAACAATACCTCAATTAGATAATATTGATTTTTTCGATGATGAGTATGAAATAAATACCTTTTTTACATTGGGAAGCACTGGAATTGCATATCCGTTGAGGATTTGGTCAATTAATGGAAAATCTGAAGAATCTAGGAGAGGAGATTTTGAACACTTCTCATTTCCTAATCAGGGAATAGTTGTAATACAATTAGAAATGTTTGATTCAAGTAATGTTTCACAATATCAAAATTCGTGGATTATAAAAATAAATAAAGAAACGATATAATGTATCAAACCACAGATAATCAAATACCATATTTTAAATTTAAATTATTTACAGATCAAACTCATTTTAAAGTTCTGACAAATATTTTAAATATTGACAAAGATCCTGAAAATGTGAATAATAAAAAATTATTTTTTGCGAAAGAAGGTGACTATACTAATTTAATTCCTTATATGTACGATATTGGAGGGGAAATTAAATTTTTGGACATTATTCCAAATTGTCAAATATTAAATATTTTGATTAAATTGGATAATTTTATACAATATGAGATTAATTTCAATACTAGCGGACCATTTTACATTGTTGATGTTGAACCAATTGATGAAAGTACTCAAGTTTCACGAAAAATTGAGCCATTTTTAGAAACTAATAAAAACTTTAAAGACGATGATTTAATTTCTGATAAAGTATATTTGGAACAATTTAATAGATTTGTCACAACTGATAATACTTGGTGGACTACAGATTCAACTAAAATTACCACAGATATGACAAAAACTTCAAATGGTGGAGAAAAAATATCTGCAACATTGGTTAAATTATCAGATACTACTTTTAAAATAGTTCCAGATACATGGTTGCAACTAGGATCTAAATATAAAATAGTTGTAGTTCCTACTTTTAGATCACAAACAAATACTCGCCTTGAAACTGAATTTAATTCAGTATTCACAATTTCTGAAGGATATTTAGAACCAAGTTTAACATATTTAGAAGCATGGAATGATTTAAACGATGTTTATGAAGCTTATGATTCTACATACAGATTAAATGACAAAAGTGCGGAATTGCCGGATTCAGATAGAGAAATATTGCAGGGTACTTATGCACAATTTGATTTAACTACATGCATAAGAGAAGAAGATATTGCGTATACTGCAAACCCTAGAATTAGAGTATTGTTTAAACCTTCATTGCTTTCACATACAAGTGATCAATGGATTGTTGATAGAAATTCAAGAGACGCTAGTGTCACTCATGAAGAATGGAGTTTGTATATTCCTTCTGGAACTGACGATGTAAAAATAATATGCAATACTTCATTAGGGTATAAAAACACTACTGTAAGCGGTCTTATAGTAGATGAATGGTATGAAATAGATTCGTGTTTATCTGCTACTGCATTAAGTTTACAAATAACACACATTAAATCAGGTGTTGTGACGCAAAGTTCAATTCCAGTAGTTGGTGCAACTGTTATTAAACAATCAACAAAATTTAATGTTAGTTTATATGGGACGTGGTTACATAGTAAATTGAACGGTGGAATTGCAAGAATTAGAGTAAGTGATTGTATTACTGAAAATGAGCTACTTGATGTTAATTTTTCCATGACAGATGAGTTGATTGTTTATGACATATTACTTACAGCAAATCATCTTACATTTATTGGTGCAACTGTTGGAAATCCAGGACAAGCTGGAGACACATGGCAATATGATAATACTTTATTCAATATAAACAATGAAGTAGGTTATGGATTGGTAAGTGGTTCGGATGCTATTATACCTCTTAACATCAACGGGAATCCAGTTATAACATGTGATACAGTCTATATTGGAAAGGTTAAACAGAGCCCTCTAGTTATTGGACAGTCATATGCTAATTGGGACGGAAGTGCATTTATTCAATTTACAAATTTAACAGGAATAACTATAGTTAGTTCTGAAGGTACTTCAACACCATCAAAATCTGGAAATAATATATTATTTACTTCAGGAACTTGTAATGAATTAATACTGTCCAATGGGTCTACATTTACTTTTAATTCTGGCGCAGGTTTAAATATTTGGGATGAATCCATTAATGCTATGCATGGAGAATTAAATGTTTTGCCAGTAGATTTCTGGGACAGAGATACAACTGGAATATTACGACTGAGGTTGGCGATTGATGGGTGCTTCCTTCGCAGTGATGGTGCTTATGTTCCAGATGGCGTCGATACTTCAGCAATGACTGGAGTAGATGTGGACCCATATGACTGGTCACAATTGCCTTATTCTTTCAAATTTCTTGATATTTCAGCATTTCAAATCTGGAATAAAAATGATACTAATGTTTGGGGAAGTAGTTTTTCAGGAACCCCTGATGCTGATAAATTTACATGGACTTATACTGAATTATTGAATTTTGCAAGCTATTTAGAATCATCATATGAAGATCAGTTATTCATATTAAAAAGTCAAGCAAACGAATTATTAGAAGTTTTAACATATTCTGAAGTATTGACTGGTGATGATTTAACAACAACTGAAGGATATGTTAATCAATAATGAAATATTATAAACCAAAATATTTTAAAATATATGAACTCATTGATCCTGAATTGTATAGAATATATGGTGAAAAAGCATGGAGATTTTTTGATCCAAGAATTTTGTATTCAATAGATCAAATAAGAAAGTTTTTTAAACGAAAGGTTACTATTAATAATTGGTATTGGAATGGAAATTTTCAGTGGAGAGGATTAAGAACTTTTCACTATAAATTATTTTACTTCAGTTCAATGCACAATTTTGGACGTGGTCTGGATTTTGATGTGGAAGGTTATACTGCTGAACAAGTAAGACGAATATTAAGAGCAAATCAAAATAGAAAAGAATTTCGTTATATCAGTTACGTTGAAGATAATGTAAACTGGGTGCATATTGATTGTAGAAATAGTAATAAAAAGGGAATGTATTTTTTCAGGGTTAAATAATGACAAGTAAAAGCGTATCTAATAGTAAAACATCAAAATTTCAATTCGTATTATCAAGTGATTTAAAGAATTTTGAATTTTTTCTTCAATCAGTGAATATTCCTGGATGGAGCTATGGAGTTGTTGAACAGAGAATTGCAGGTGCAAAGATGAATTTTCCATCAGATGAATTAACATTTAATGACCTAATGTTTGAAGTTATCTGTGATGCTGAATATAATGGTTGGGAAGAAGTTTATCAAGAAATGAGAAGAGGTCATAATCTACAAATAGGAATTATGAACCAAGAGGATAAAATATTTCAAGGTACATTAATATTAAATAGCGGAAAAAATAATCAAATTGCCAAAATTCAATTTAAAGATATGATAATTACAGAAGTTGGTGACATGCAATTAGATTTGAAGAGTTCACAAAATTTATTCTATTCAATCACAGCAAGATTTGATGATATGATATTTGTTAGATCTTAATTCTAAGCAAATCTAGCCCTTCATAAACAACAAAACTTTTTCCTTTAGTAGTATTTACTATCAGAAAAAGTTTTGTTGTTTATAAAGGGTGTTTATTTGTAGTAGACATCAACTCTATGTATAACAGGTGGAATTGGTGGCGGCGATACAATTGGTTTTGGACGTGGATAATCTGGAGGTGGGTTATAACCTGTTTGAGGAATTGGTTTATTAAATTCAGCAAACCATTTTTTAATTTTTTGTAGAATTTTCATAATTTTCTCCATTAGTAATAATTTTTATTTAACTTTCTTATAATTAAATTTACATAAACTATTTCAAAATAGCAAGCATTATTTCATTTATTTTTACAAATATAAATATAATAAAAAATAAAGTTAAATTATATGCGAAAATTAAGAAATACTACTAGGAAGAAATATCTTAAAACAGGCACAAAAAAGAAGAATACAAATAAAACTTCATCACCTAGAAAAACTAAAAAGACGAACTACAAGCAAATCCAAAATTTTTATGATAGTTTGCGATATCCTGAAAAAAATTGTAATCATGATAAAGTAGTCACATTGAGATCTTCATATGAAATAAAATATTGCATGTGGTTGGATATAGAAGATGAAATTGTTAAGTGGAGTTCTGAAGATAAAGACTATGTAATGCGATATGTATTTCCATATGAATTTGCAAATGGTCAAATTATAACAGTTAAACCTAGGATAAGAAGATATTTTACTGATTTTTATTATATGCAAAAAAGTGGTAAAGAAATAATTGTTGAAGTTAAACCTAAAAATCAAACAATTGAACCAAATTCAAAAAAGTATAAGAATAAAAAATCCTATAATTATGCGTTATATACATATTATCAAAATAGATCAAAATGGCAAGCAGCGAAAGAATTTTGTGCTACTGAAAGAAAAAAAGGTAGAAAGATATATTTTAAAATAATAACTGAAAAAGAACTTTGTAATTTGAATTTGAGTATATAATTATGCCTAAGAAAAAAGAAAAAACTTTAAAACAATTGGCTCGTGATAAAATAAACTTGGAAAAAAAGGTAGCTAAAGAACAAGAACGAGTTGATAAGCTTACTTTAAAGAAAAAAGAAAAGAAGTTGGAGCAGGAAATAAAGAGCTATTCTAGAGGCAAATTAAGAAAAGTTAGTGATCTGATGCCAGGAGAAGTTTTAGTTTTCAAATATCCAAATGCAAAAACTAAAGATAAAATGCATCATTATGATCAATCACCTTTAGTTATTGTTTTGAGCACATATAAGAAAAATGGCAATTATTATATGCTAGGAATAAATCTTCACTGGATTACGAAAAAGAATTCCAGAAAAAAAATATTCAATTTAATAGTTGACAAATATTTGGAAATGGACTGGAAAGTAAATAAAAATTTTAAAATGTTAATGAAGAGATTTATTATGTTGACTTATTTAAAATTAAAAGGTGATCCTGCTTTAAATAGTGAAGTTTTTGGAAACAATGCACTTAGATTATATTTAGTTGATAGAATAAAAGAACCTAGAAGATTTCCAATTAAGAATTATCCAATTTTATTTTCTTCAGGATACCAATCAACCCTTCGAGCAAGATGGTCATATTTAAGTAAACAACACAAAATACAACATTTTTAATAAATAGGTAAAACATGAAAATAATATGCAAAATATGTAGCAAAGAATGTCAGGGTTATCGAGGTTTGACTTCACATCTGAGAAAACATAAAATTAAAGCTAAACAATATTATGACAAATATTTGAAAGTTAATGATGAAGATGTTTGTAATTTATGCAAGAAAGAAACTGATTTTATCTCACTTGAAAAAGGCTATGAAGAATTTTGTTCTAAGAAATGTGAGCAAGTTAGATTTCAGTTATTTCAAAATGATAATAGTTTGAAAGGTACGGACATCACTGATGAGCAAATGAAATTATATGAAGAAAAAATAATCAAAGATGTATTGCTTAATAAACTTGAAAAGCAAGAAAAAAATAATTCAGTATTGAGTGAAGATAGCCCACAATTTAACTCACTTGAAACTAAAGTTTTAAAGAATATGTTGAATGAAAAATTAGAAAAAGAAATTCTTCAAAAGCACGATCCTTCAAAACAAAAAAATATGTCTCAAACATCTGAGTATAAGGATGTTATTAAGGATTTGGGAATAGACGTTTCTAATACAGTATATGAATTATACAAGCAGCATCAAGCAAGTGAAATGATTCCTGTTTGGCGGAGATTATCAACGTCACATATTGAAATTCAAGAAGCATTGGAAGAAATAACAAATGAATCTGTTGTTGTTGATACAATGTCGGATATAATGGCCATTGATTTTAATGATGATGATAAAAAAATTCCAGATAGTACTAAAACAAAAATATCCGATGAATGGAAATATCTATATTCAATAATGGATCTTGATAATAATTTAGAACAATTATTTAGAAATTTTTTTATTGAAGGAACAATGTTGCTTGAAGCAGTTTATGACAATAAGAAAATAACTGATGGAATACAATATGTTGTTCCAATAGATCCAGTCGGGATTCTAAAGAAATATTCTAAAGAAATACATAAATATGTTTATGTTAAAACAGATGACAATTCATACAATGATTTTTCTAGTTTTAGGCAAAAGGATCAAAAGGTTTGGTTATCAGATCAAATTTCAGAATCAAATTCTGGTTTATGGGATGGTAAAAATAAAATTCCACTTTCATTTTTAAATTTTGCCATAAAACCATTGAATCAATTAAATGCAATTGAAAATTCATTAGTTATATATGCAATTACAAGATCTGTTGAAAAACTAATATTCTATATTGATGTTGATGATATGCCAGAACCAAAAGTGAAGCAAAAAGTCGCTGAAATTGCTAAGAAGATGTCAACTCAATCAAAATATAATCAATCAACAGGTAGAATTGAAAATACTAAAGATAAAATAAATCTTTCAAGAGATATTTTTGTTCCGCATAGAGGCGATCAAAAAGGAATGAAAATAGAAGAATTGTCAGCATCATCAATGGATATCAATGGATTACCTATACTGGAATATTTCCTAGATAAGGTATATAGATCACTGAGAGTTCCCCGCTTAAGACGGAATAAAGAAGGCGCAACAATGCAATTTGGTGAATCTCAGGAAGTTGAAAGAGAAGAAATCAACTTTTTTAAATTTGTTGTTAAATTAAGAAAACAATTCTCATTTGCTTTTAAAGACTTAATGAAAAAACAATTGATTTGTAAAAATATAATTAATGAAGAAGAATGGAAAGGATTATATAGTAGAGCAATAAAATTTAAATTTGCTGATAATAATGATTATGCTGAATTGAAAAGAGTTGCAAAATTAAGAAGTAGATTGGATTTACTAAATGAAATAAAAGAATTCACTATTAAAGATGATGAAAATGGTGAAATTATAATATTCACTAAAGATTTTGTAATGAGAGATATTCTCAATTTATCTGATGATCAAATTACCCAATTAGAAAAACAAATGGAAATTGAATTAAAAACACAACAAGAAAAAATTGATGCAAATAAAGAAAAAATGGATGCTGAAGAAGTTGAAGAAGATTTTTCAGATATTGTGCAAGATTTCAAGTTAAATAATGACATTATGGTTAATGATGAATCGGATCAAGAAATATATACTGATTTATCTGAATTGGAATTCTTGTTATCTAATGCTGAAATTGGGGATGAAGTAATTGAACCAAAATCAGAAACAGTTTTCGTAGTTGCTCAAGGCGAAGATGGATTGATATTACAAGAAAAATAATGTTATAATTACATGTATTGAATAAATAAAAATGCACTATGTTAAAAGTAGTGCATTTTTTATTTGCTTTTTTAAAAAAGTTTGTATATATTAAAAGTATAACTAAAAAATATTTACTTGTGAGGTGACTACAATGAGCATTCAATTTAATACAGATGAGCAACAAAATTTAGAACTCGGTGGTTGGGGTTATGATTTGGATTGTAGAGTAATGCATAAATTTTCACTTTCAAAAAATGTACAATACACTTTGAAAAAAGAATTTTCAGAAGAAGATGAAAATGTTTTTATTTTGAAAAAAGAAGATAGTAGAAAAAGTAATGAGTTTGAGACATTGCATCAATTTAATAAATTCTGGAAAGAAAAAATAAAATATTAATGGGACAAACATATGAAGTTGAATAGAAAACAATTGGATAGTTTACATGATATTATAGTAGAAACAAAATGGGTAGTTGAAAGTATTACAGATCAACAAATTTATGAATATTGGAATAAATTGCCATTACAGTTACATCAAGATTTTTTCTATTGGGGTGAATGTGACACGGTTGTAAGAGATAATATCTATGTGTGGATCGTTGAAAATATAAAATAATTAAAATAAGTCTTGCTATTTTTAAACAGTTTATGTATATTTACCTTAGTTACAAAATTATTACACGTTTTTATAAAGGAACTTGAATGGTTAGTAAACTAATTCAAGTTCATTTTTTGTATTATATAAATAAAATAAATGTTATTTAAATGAGGAAAGAAGTTTTAATGGCAAAAAAGAAAAAAGAAGTAAGTGCAAGAGATTTAATACAGATGATTGCAGGAAGTGTTAAGAATGAGCCTAAAATATTAGCAGAATGTAGGGATGAATATACTCCTGATTACTACATAGACACTGGTAATGTTATTTTAAATTGCCAAGTATCTGGAGATCCAAATAGAGGAGTTCCTGGTAATTTATCAACACAATTTATAGGTGAAAGATCATCTGGAAAATCATTATTGGCAAAAATATTGGCCAAAAATTTTCAAAAATATCAAAAAGGTGTTGTTGACCTAACAGAAACTGAAGGATCAATGGATGCAGATGAATGGGAAGATTTTGGTATTGATTTGAATGGCATGGTTATGACAGAAGTTGATCATATTTTAGATTTAAAAAATGCTATGATAGATAAATTGCAAAAATTGAAACGTGGCCATAAGTGGATGTTAATCGTAGATAGCATTGGTAATTTAGCATCTTCCGAAGAATTTGATAAAGCACAGAAGTTAGATAATAAAAGTGT